GGCACACCGAACCGGGGGCGAACTGATGCGGGTGCGTATAGTCCGACACGTACCAGTAAACGCCATCCTCCACGCCACGGCGTGTGTATTTGGCCGGTGAGGTTTCAAGCTTCATGAGCTGGCCGGTCACGCTCATACGCTTTTCAAGGTAGCCGTTGGCAAACACCAGATAATCGAGCACGAGGCGGCTAAAGTCCTGACGCGACAGCAACGGGTGCGGGATAAAGGTGCTGGTCAGTATGTTGCGTTTGACGTAAATCGGGGAGCTGTGGTGCACGGCGGCGCGCAGGCTTTTTGCCAGTCCCGAGAAGTTGACCGGCGGCTCGTACCATTTGCCGTTGTTGATGCACTCGACATAGTCGAGGATGTCGCGGCGATCCAGAACGGGTGACGGCTCACCAAAGGTGAACGCCTCCATTTTCTGCGGCGCGTTGGCGGTCATGTTGGTCTGTTTTGGCTGTTTGTTTTGGCGTTTTTTCATCTTAGTTAATATCCAGAATTGAACTTGATTGCATACCGCTTCCGGCGGAAAGCGGCTCGTTTAACAGGGCGTGCATGGTCGCCCACGCGATATCCGCGTGGCTGGCTTCCTCGCTGCGGCTGGCTTCATAGGTGGCGCTGCGGCCGCTGCTGGTCATGGTTTTGCGGATAGCCATAAATGACTGCGTGATGTCGGTCGCCCCGGCGTCATATTCCAGACACCCGCGCCTGATGGTGTCTTTCGCTTTCAGCACCATTGCGGTTTTCATTTCCGGCGTGTAGCGGATGGCGCGCGCCGCCGGGAAGAATGAGCGCACGAGCTGGTAAACACCCTGGCCGATGCCGGTCGCATCGATACCGATATAGTCGACAGTGTATTTTTCGGTCAGCGCCCGGATGGCCTCGGCCTGCGCGGCAAAATCCATGCCTTTCCACTGGTGACGCTCAAGAATGCGGAACTTGCCACCGGCAACCAGCGGCGGAGCCAGCACCGCACAGCCTGCGCTGTCGCCGGTGTGTGAAGGGTCATAGCCAATCCAGACCGGACGCCAGTTAAACGGACGGTCGGCGAACGGCTCGAAGTCCTCCCATTCCTCCATCGCATCGACCATGCAACGCTGCAACTCCTCGAACGGGAATACCGATGCCTTATCGTCGACGAACTCGCACATAAACAGGTTACGGAAGTCATCCGCGCTGTTTTCCTGCTTAAGCTGGTCGAGGTTAAACAGTGTACAGCCACCGGCAAGCGCGTCCTCAATGGTGACAATCTGCCGCCACTGTCCATCACCGCACAGCACGCCACCGGCGAGCGCCTGATGACTGATATCAATGTCGACACGTTCGTCGCGGTTGCTGCGGCCACGGTTAAACAGCTCGCCTGACCAGAACGGGTAAGCGCCGTGCGCCAGCGTCGACGGGGTCGAAAAATAGGTAGTGCGCAGGTGTGACTGCGAGGCCATGCCCGAGGCGACTTTGCGCAGCTTCTGGAAATTGGGTATCCAGAAAATTTCATCAATATACAGGTCGCCGTTGTGGCTCTGCGCGGTGTTGGAATTGGTCCCGAGAAAAATCAGCTCAGCGCCATTGTTGCCGATGACGATCGGGTCGCCTGACAGGTCGACGTCAACCAGACGGGCAAAGGCGATGATGTACTTACGGAACACATAAGCCTGCGTTTTACTGGCCGACAAAAATATCTGGTTTTGCCCGGTCTTAAGCGCGCGCAGAAGTGACTCGCGCGCAAAGTAGAACGTCGCGCCAATCTGGCGGGATTTCAGGATGTGGCGGATACGGTGCTCTAACCCCGCTTTATGCCAGCGGAGCTGATAGTCAAAAGACTGATCGAAGAAAATCTCTTCCAGTTTTTCTATGGCCTCCTCGCTGAAATAGTTTCGTTTCGGCTTTTTGCGATCCCCTTTGTTACGGCTGGCGATATTGGGATTTAAATCCACCTCGTTTCCAGTCTGGCCGTAGCGGTTCACGCGCGCGAGCCGCTCCATCTGACGCGACAGAAAATCAGCGACTTTGAAGTCATGCGCGGTCAGGTCTGGCTTTGCATAGAGCTGAATAAGCCGAGCCTCTAACGTCGATTCCATGCGGTTAATCGGCGCGGTTTCTTCCCATCCATCGCGCTGTTTCCAGCTCTGCACGGTCGGGCGCTTGAGCTGCAGCATGTCGCAGATTTGCGGCACGGCGAACCCCTGCCAGTACAACAGCCGCGCCTGTCGTCGCGGGTCATTTAACAGAGAAAGGTCAGTTGAAATGGTCATGCTTGCCTCGTTTTTGGTGTGACGTGGCAAGGCTAAGGAAATAGGGGGTTATTCGCGCTAAGTGCCTGTTGTATCAGATCTAACAGGAGCGCAAGCGGTGGCTGATACGGGTCAGAGTCGGGAAACTAAACCCGACCCGAAAACCCAACATCAGGACACCTGAACAATGGCAAAGAAAGTTTCTAAATGGTTTCGCATCGGCGTCGAGGGTGACAACTGCGATGGCCGCGTCATCAGCGGCGATGATATTCAGGATATGGCCGACACGTTCGACCCCCGCGTCTACGGCTGCCGCATCAACCTCGAACATATCCGGGGGCTGCTGCCTGACAGCCTGTTTAAACGCTATGGCGACGTGACTGCGCTTAAGGCGGAGGTAATCAGCGATGACTCTGCGCTTAACGGCAAAAAGGCGCTGTTTGCCAAAATTGCCCCGCTTGACGAACTGGTCAGCATGGTACGTGCCGGGCAGAAGGTTTACACCTCAATGGAGATCCGCCCGAACTTCTCAAACAGCGGCAAGTGCTACCTCATCGGGCTGGCCGTCACCGATGACCCGGCAAGCCTCGGCACGGAATACCTCGAATTCTGCAGCCGTGCCGCTCAGAACCCGCTCGCCGGTAAAAAAGACCAGCCGGACGACGTTTTCTCTGTGGCCTCACTGGCTGAGCTGGAGTTTGAGGACGTCCCCGACACCATGCTCAACAGCCTGACCGATAAGGTCAAAGCCATTTTTAGCCGTAAGCAGGCCAGCGATGACGCCCGTTTCGCTGATGTACATGAAGCGGTGACCACCGTCACCGAGCAGGTGCAAACCAATCTCAACGCTACCGACCAGCGCGTCACCGAGCTTGAGACCGCTTTTGCGCAGCTTAAGCACGACGTGACCAGCAAAGTCGATGAAAACGCGCAGGCGTTTACCTCCCTCAAAAGCTCCCTTGACAGCACCGAAAGTCAGCGTCAGCCGCGCCGCGAGCTTTCAAAAGGCGGTACGGGCGACGAGCTGCTGACCAACTGCTGATAACGCGCCGGGCGCGTTGTCCGGCCTGAACCCTTTTACCCGAACAGGAAAAACCATGCGTAAAGATACCCGCTTCAAATTTAATGCCTACCTGTCCCGCGTCGCGGAGCTGAACGGCGTTTCCACCGATGACGTGGCGAAGAAATTCACCGTCGAGCCGTCGGTCACGCAAACTCTGATGACCACCCTGCAGATGTCATCCGCGTTTCTGACCAAAATCAACATCGTGCCGGTCGACGAGCTGAAAGGCGAAAAGGTCGGGGTCGGTGTTAACGGCACAATTGCGAGCACTACCGACACCACCGGTGATGATGAGCGTAAGACCGCTGACTTTACCGCGCTGGAGTCGAATAAGTACGAGTGCGCCCAGATTAACTTTGACTTCCATATCCGCTACAAACAGCTCGACCTGTGGGCGCGATTCCAGGACTTCCAGACCCGTATTCGTGACGCGATTATCAAGCGTCAGTCGCTTGATTTCATCATGGCCGGTTTCAACGGCATCGAGCGTGCGGCGACGTCCGACCGTAAAAAGAATCCGATGCTGCAGGACGTGGCCGTTGGTTGGCTGCAGAAGTACCGTAATGAAGCGCCAGCGCGCGTGATGTCGAAAGTCACCGATGGGGACGGCACAGTCATTTCCGACGTGATCCGCGTGGGTAAAAACGGTGACTATGCGAACCTCGACGCGCTGGTCATGGATGCCACCAGTAACCTGATTGACGAGATTTATCAGGATGACCCGGAGCTCGTCGTCATCACCGGGCGTAAGCTGATGGCGGATAAATATTTCCCTATCGTCAATCAGGAGCAGGCAAACACCGAATCGCTGGCCGCTGACATCATCATCAGCCAGAAACGTATCGGCAACCTGCCAGCCGTGCGCGTGCCTTACTTCCCGGCTGATGGGCTGATGGTGACGCGTCTCGATAACCTCTCTATCTACTTCATGGATGACGCGCACCGTCGCGCCATCATTGAAGAACCGAAAAAAGACCGCGTAGAAAACTACGAGTCAATGAATATTGACTATGTGGTCGAGGCTTACGCCGCCGGTTGCCTGATTGAAAACATCAAGCTCGGTGACTTTACCCCACCGGCAGCGCCGGAAAGCGCTTCCGCGCCTGTAAATAACGAAGGCGGAGAGTAAGCCATGACGAGTCCCGCAGCGCGTCACATGATGCGGGTCTCGGCCTCTGAAACTGCGCAGCGGGCTGCTGTCCCGCTGCGCAATGCAACTGCCTATGAGCAGATGCTCGTTAAGCTGGCCGCAGACAACCGCACGCTGAAACAAATCCGATCCAATGAGCGAAAGGCAGACAAAAAGCGCGAGCTGCTGCCGTTCTACCTGCCGTGGGTCGCTGGCGTCCTCGAAAACGGCAAAGGCGCACAGGATGACATCGTCATGACGATGATGCTCTGGCGTCTCGATGCTGATGATATCGCCGGGGCGCTGGAAATTGCCCGTTACGCCATGACCTATGGCCTGACCATGCCGACCGGTCGACGTCCGACGCCTTACCTGCTGGCCGAAGAGGTGGCACTGGCCGCGCAACGCCTGCGCGGTGCGAAACAGCCGGTCGAACTGGCGAACCTGCTTGATACTCTCGCGCTGACCGAGCGCGCGGATATGCCCGATATCGTGCGCGCGAAGCTGCACAAAATCACCGGCTACGTGCTGCGTGATGCGGAGCAACTGCCGGAGGCGCTGGCGCACCTGCAGCGTGCGATCCAGTTAGAGAGCTCTATCGGCGTTCGAAAAGATATCGAGCAGTTAGCACGCCAGCTCAGGCCAAAACCAGAACCGGCACCGAAAACCAAAACGACTAAACCGCGCACGCGCAAGCCTGCCGCCAAACCAGCGGCACGGCGCGGGCGTCCACCAAAGGCGGCAAAAGCCGCAGGTTAAACGAGCGCTCCCCGAGCCGGGCGGCACGCCGGTCAATGCGGGTATCAATTGCCCTGACTGCGACCGGCGTCCACCGCCCACCCATTACCCGAGGTTGTCATGACGACGCTGATTATTGAGCCAAAAAAAGAGCCGCAGGATGTGCCGGGCGTGGTGATACCGCCACCGGGCGTGAGCGAGCCGGTAATCAAAAACACCCCGTTTTTTCCTGACGTAGATCCGAAGCGCGTGCGGGAAGAAATGCGACTGGAGCAGACCGTTTCCCCCGTTCGCCTGCGCCGGGCGATTAAGACCGCGATTGCGGAGACTAACGCGGAGCTGAGCGACTGGCGCGAAAGTCAGTTCGATGCCGGTTACGCCACGCTGGCGGATGTCCCGACCGACGAGCTCGACGGCGAGAGCGTGCGCGTTTTCCACTACTTCAACGCCGTGTGCTCGATGACGACGGCCACGCTTTATGAGCGTTTTCGCGGCGTGGATGCGACCGCCAAAGGGGACAAAAAAGCCGACAGCATCGACAGCACTATCGATGAAATGTGGCGGGATATGCGCTGGTCTGTGGCGCGCATCCAGGACAAAGCGCGCTGCATTGTGGGGCAAATCTGATGAAAGCGTATGCGCTGCAGGGCGACACCCTCGACGCGATTTGCGCCCGGTACTACGGGCGCACTGAGGGCGTGGTCGAAACCGTCTTAGAGGCTAATCCCGGCCTGGCTGAGCTCGGTGTGATCCTGCCGCACGGTACGGCAGTTGAGCTGCCCGAGACCGAGAGCGCGGCCAGAACCGAAACGGTGAATCTATGGGACTGAGTATGGAAAAAATCACCACGTTTATCGCCTACTGGCTGGCCGTGGGGCTGGCGTATGTCGGGGCAATGTCCCCCGAAAAGATGGCGCTTTACGTGGGCGGCGGATGCGCCATTTTTACCGCGCTGACGAACTACTGGTTTAAGCGCAA